GTTTTTTTTTTTTTTGGTAAAATTGACATGGAGAGCCGGCGCCAGAAAACGAAAGGAGAAAGCACTGCCTCCGGCGCCGGTGATCTGTGCTTCAACCATTTATACAAATATGGAAAGAAAAGAGGTGTTGTCATGATCACTTTGAAAGACGTAAAGGGTATCTTTAACCAGCTGCGCAAAATCCTTGCCATGCTGGATAAGATTTACCACGCTCTGAATCTGGATAAGGAGGAAAAGTAATGGCACACAGAATGACGGTCAACCCGAAAAAGGACAAAAAAGTGTTCACGAACACCGCGAAGAAAACGAAGAAGATCAACGTCAACCCGAAGCCGTCGCGCGGCGGCATCCGACTGTAAAGGAGCAGCACTATGGAATTTCAGGTCTACGCAATCAAGGACGAACTTGCCGGAACTTTCGGGAATTTGATGGTGGTCAACGAAAAGGTAACCGAACGAACCTTCAGATGGATAGCACAGGAGATGGAAAAGGCAGACTGCGAGGATAAGCGAGTTTACCTCCTGGGAAGCTACGACAACGAAACCGGACTGATCAGACCGGAGCAGCTGCCGCGTCTGATCTACAATCTCGAGCTGATGAAAAAGGAGCAAACGAATGGGAGCCAGAATCTTTAAGCCCTACGAAGACGAAAAACCGCCTGCACTGCCGAACGAACCGGGAAACCAGTATGAACCGGAGTACAAAGAGCGCTATGATGACCGCGGTCAGCCATACCTTGAGAAGGTCGGCGAGGTAGACACCTACGAAAAAATCCAGAGCTACAAGGACGAATGCGACGTCATGGCAATCCTGAGCCGGTACGCTGCGGGAGACGAGAGCGTACTAGCAAAACCGGGCTGGTACATCGACACCAGCAAGCTGCCGAAAACCTACACGGAGTACATGAACCTGATGAACGAGAAGCGAGAAGAATTTAACCAGCTGCCGCTCTCCATCCGTCAGGCGTTCGGGATGAACTTCGAAAGCTGGATGGCAACGGCGGGTGAAAAAGAGTGGCTGGACAAAATGGGCATCAAAATTCAACAAAATGCACAAGAAAAGGAAGCTGCAGCAACCGAAACCATTGTGCAGGAAGGAGAAAATAAAGAATGAACCGCAATGCTGAACAACACTATTCTCAGGTGCCTCATGCAAATGTTGCGCGCGCACGTTTCAAGCGGGACTATTCTCTGCTCACCACAATAAACGAAGGCGATCTCGTCCCGATCTACTGTGACGAGATGTTGCCGGCCGATACGGCGAAGATCGACCTTAACGCTCTGATGCGTATGAGCACTCCGCTGTATCCTGTTATGGATAACTGTTATTGTGACTTTTACTTCTTCTTCGTACCATCGCGGCTGCTCTGGGAGCACTTCGAAAACCTGATGGGGCAAAACGACTCTACTTTCTGGGCAGAGCCCACGGAGTACACGACTCCGAAAACGACTGCACCGTCTGGCGGCTGGAACGTGGGAACACTGGCAGACTACTTCGGCATTCCGACCGGCGTAGCAAACCTTCATGTCAACTCGCTGCCGTTCCGAGCATATGCCAAAATCTGGAACGAATGGTTCCGGGACGAAAATTTGCAGCAGCCTGTCACGATGAGCAAGACGGATGCAACGACCGAAGGAAGCAACACCGGCACGAACCTCACAGACGCGGAAGCGGGCGGTCTGCCGCTGAAAGTCTGTAAATACAAGGACTACTTCACCAGCTGCCTACCGAGTCCGCAGAAAGGACAGGCGGTCACGCTGCCGATGAACGCAAATGCAAAGCTCAGAGTATTCAAAGATCAGGAACTTACGCAAGTAATCGACGGAACCGGAGCAAAATGGAAAGACATATGGACATGGAACAACGAACCGGAAGGAATAACCAACAAGAAAAACGGAACGCAAATCACTTTAACACAAGTAGGTTCTGGATTAGGAACAGAAACGGATGGATGGATAGGAACAGACCTAAGCGACGTAGCAGCCACGACAATCAATGAACTCCGTCAAGCGATCGCAGTGCAACACATCCTGGAACGCGATGCCAGAACCGGCACCAGGTACAAAGAATACCTTCAGGGAGCATGGGGGGTAACGAGTCCCGATGCACGTCTTGACCGGTCGGAGTACATCGGCGGCTACAGACTGCCTATCAACATCAATCAGGTCATCCAGACGTCGGCGACCGACACGACGAGTCCGCAGGGCAACACAGCAGCGTTCTCCATGACCACGATGAGCCAGAACATGGCTACCTACTCGGCAACAGAACATGGCTTTATCCTCGGTCTGGCAGCTGTGCGAGTTGACCACAGCTATCAGCAGGGACTGTCTCGTATGTGGACGCGCAGCACACGCTTTTCCTATTATGATCCGATGCTCGCAAACCTGGGCGAGCAAGCTGTGCTCAACCAGGAAATCTATGCACAGGGTAAGGCAGTGGACGAAGAGGTCTTTGGCTATCAGGAAGCCTGGGCCGATTACAGATACCGCACCAACATGATCACCGGCGAAATGCGCAGCAACTACGCACAAACCTTGGACGCGTGGCACTATGCAGACAAATACACGGAGCTGCCGAAGCTCTCCAGCGACTGGATTAAAGAGGGCAGGCAGAACATCGACCGCACGATCGCGGTAGAAAGCCAAAACAGCCGTCAATTTATCTGCAACTTCTACTTCGACCAGACCTGGACGCGAGCCATGCCGATCTACAGCCTGCCGGGCCTCGATACGATCTAAGGGGGTGCAGCAATGTCACTCACCTTAATGGGTCTGATCAAAGGCGGTCTGACACTGGCAAGCACGTTATCCAGCATCTACAGCAGCATCAAAGGCAGCACTTCGAGCGCACGACAGCAAGGCACTATGCAAAACAGCGTCCAGAGCGGCACGACAACGGGGACGACCGCACAGGATACTACAAGCACAGGCGGCAGCACTCAGACCGGCAACACCGGAGCACTGGGAAATCTGTTGTCAACAGCAATCGGCACACCGACCGGGAACAACGCCGGAGCAGCCGCAGACTTTAACGCCGGACAAGTGCAGACAGCCAACAATCTGCAAAACGGTATGTGGAGCCTGGGCAACGTCATCAACCTGGGCAGTATGCTGGCATCCAACGCGATGAGTGCAGCAAGCCAAAGCAGCGCAATGAGGTACAACTCGAAAGAGGCAAAAGCTCAAAGAGACTGGCAAGAGCGTATGAGCAGCACCAGCTATCAGAGAGGGGTAAAAGACCTCAAAGCAGCAGGGCTCAATCCGGTACTGGCAGCATACAACGGCTTCGGAGCACAGACGCCGTCGGGCGGTTACGGCAGTCTGGGCGGGGGTCAGACCTTCGGTCATACTCAGGCAATGGCAATACCGACAGCAAAAAATGCGACCATGCAAGCCATGTACGATTATGGCAACAACACAGCCCAAATCGTGGAAAACTATCAAAACGCCATCAACAGCGCAAAGCAATCATCGGACTACTGGACAGCCGAACACCTTGAGCAGATGCAGCAGCAGACCGTAAGCAGCAGCGCTCAGACAGTGGGTCAGCTGGCCGAAGCGGGTAGGAGCAGCAACGCTCAGACCTCGAGCACCAGAGAGACCAGCGACAGCAAACAGACCAACGTAGCCGGTGAACTGTCCGGTGAATGGACAAACAAAAAAGACAATCGCAGAAGATAGTTGACAAAAACAGAAAAGAGGTGTATATTATGAGTGTACCAATCGCACACTTAGCTACAGGAGGCTAACCATGAGAACACAGATCACAAAACGATTCAACGTCAATCTGACTAAGGCCGAAGAAGACGCACTCAAAAACCTGACAGAAGAGTATGCAAACCGAAACTGGAAAGCAAACACATCTGACATCATCCGGGACGCGATAGTATACTACAGCGAAAAGATGACGGACTATAAAATAGAACCAGAAATAATCAGCGAAGAGGAAGACTTGCCCTTCTAAGAAACGATTTTGCCGGGGAGACCCGGCCAAATCTGCAACATTTATCCATAGGTTTTTTTGAGAAAGAACTAAATTTTGTGTCAATGGGCCCCTATAACATCAAGAGGGTTATAGGGGCCCATTGAGGAAAGGCGCAGCGAAACTATATGTCATGCACGAGACCGCTCGTCAGAATACCGACAAGCGACGGAGATTTCCGCGTAGTAAGCCTGAAAGGATACTTAAACCACAGCGGAAAGAACCTGGAATTTATCGCGGATAAAGAGCGTCAAGATCTAAACGAGAAAAAAATCAAAGAGCTGCTGAAAGCTCAAGAAGCGCAGCTGCTACCGTGCGGACAATGTCCGGGATGCAAAATGGCAGCAGCATCCAGCTGGGCAAACCGTATGGAGCTAGAGCTGCCATACCATCAAAACGCATGGTTCATCACGTTTACATACGATGACGATAATGTGCCATACCGGATGACATGGGACGAAGGGACCGGCGAAGTACTAGTAGAAAATTACAGCCTACGGTATGAGGATATGCAAAAGTTCTGGAAACGCCTGAGAAGGTACATGGATTATCACAAGTTGTCAAGGTATGAAACCATCATCGACGAAGACGGAAACGAAACAAGGGTATGCACAACAAAATACTTCCAATGTGGTGAATACGGCGGAAAAACACACAGACCACATTATCATGCAATAGTTTACGATATACCGTTCAAAAAAGACGAGTTGAAGATCTACAAAAAGAAAAACGGCGCTGTATACTACAACGTCGATTGGTTTACCGAACTATGGGGTATGGGCCATGTGGTCATCGCGGCAGCGGAGTGGAAAGCGATGGCATACACAGCAAGATACACTACGAAAAAGGTCTACGGAAAGGAAGGAAAAGAATTTTACAAAGAACTGGGAATTTTGCCTGAAAAGTGCAACATGAGCAAAAGACCAGCAATCGGAGCAAAATATTTTAAAGAACATAGCGCAGAAATCTACAAAAAAGACAAAATACAGCTGAAGAACGGAAAAGTCTGCAAACCTCCAAGATACTTTGATAAACTATACGATGCACAGTGTCTAAGAAAACCACTCACAGAAAAAGAAGTGGAAGACATTGAGCTAGTAATAGAAAAAGCCGAGTCCGATGAACTCAAAGCGATAAAAAGAAAACGTCGTAAATTGGCAAACGACGCACTCTTCGCCAAGCTCAAACAGAACAACGGCTTAACCATGCAAGAGTATTATAGCAAGGAAGAGCAGAAAATGCAAGACAGGTTTAGGAAGCTGATCCGGGAAGAAATCTAAAGAACGGCTAAATAAGGGAATGCAGACGGCGTGGCTACGAGAAGCTACGCCGTCTTCTTCGTACGGCCCGGGGCGGCCGGGCCTAGCAGACGGCCTTAAACTCAAAAAGTGCTCGACAAATGTACAATTTAGGTGTATAAATGGACTACAGATATGAACATTGCAACGGCGCTTGTGAAAAATGTCCGTGCCACGATGTAAGCTATTATTGCAGCTACATCCACGACCAAGTCAGAAAAGAGCTTAACCGGCGAGGGGAATAAACCAAAAAACGTGAGGTTGACGAAAAGCAGCCTTGCGTTTTTTTTTTTTTTGGTAAAATTGACATGGAGAGCCGGCGCCAGAAAACGAAAGGAGAAAGCACTGCCTCCGGCGCCGGTGATCTGTGCTTCAACCATTTATACAAATATGGAAAGAA